AAATGAAATAAAACAAGAATTAAGAACACTCAAAAGTGACGAAGAAATTTCAGAGGAAGTTCAAGAACGTATAGAAGAACTTGAAGAAGAATTGGATGACCTTATGGATGGTAAAGATGATGTATACGTTTTGTATCCATCGGGAAGACATTATGATTTACACATTTTTTCTGTTTTAAGATGGAATATGGAATATGCGGTTGGTACGTCAGATGAAGCAGATAGTTCACTTGAAGAATATTATGACAATATGATAGACGATGCGGATAGTTACTTCTCAAGAGATCACCTTGAAAGTTATGTAGATGGTGATAAAGTTGCAGAATATTTTGAGGATTCAATTAGGGACGAATTCAGTGATGATGATATTTTAGACGATTATAATGTATCAAGAGAATTAAGTCGTGGACAAGAAGAAGAGATTTGGTTACTTGAGATGGAAAAGTGGGCATATGAAAATGAAGGCGTTAGAGCACCAATATCTGAACCATCAAGAGAAGAAGGAAATATTTTTGATTTTGAGGATGTGGAAGGTAATAGGTTTCAGTATAAAAATACTAGTACCGACCCCAATAGAAGTAATTGGGTTTTATATAAAAATGGACAAGTAGTATCACCACATCAAATATATGATGACGAAGACACAGAAGAGCATGAAGATGAACGTGAAAGTAGAATTTCAGATATTGAATCTGAAATTGAGGAAATAAAAGATAATCCTGAAGGTGATTTTGATGAAGACGAGATTCAAAGGTTGATTGATGATAGAATGGATGAAATACGACATGACCCTGTTGGACATTTGGATGATTATGGATATGACGTTTCAAATTTTATTGATTTGGATGAGTTAAAACGTGATTTAATCAATGAAGCAAGTTATGGTTATATAAGTGGATATAATGATAGTTACGATGAAATTAATATTAATGGAACGTATTATGTTGTTATGCGAATTAATTAATGTTTACTGAACAGGGTTATTTGATTATCATTAAATCAAATGGCAAAAAAAAAGAAAATAGAATTTTTAATGAACACAGATTGGATGTTTGAAAAACCAATTGACTGTGAACACAAAGAATATAAATTACTTTCATATTTTCAGAAGATGGGTGAAAAACTTGACAAGGTTGAACTTTACCCAAGTTTTATAGAACTATCACTCCATTTGGCAAACGTCCAAACACTAGTCAAAGAAAAAAAATTAATCTATACAAATAAAAGATTTTCGTCTGTTGATGACGAACTTTTGGTTAAAGATTTGAAAGTAAAAGACGTTCCCCAAATGACAAACGAGGAGAACCAAGAATTTATCAAGATACTTACCTATACCGCACCAAGAATGTTTGAGTATTTCAATATCGCAAAGTCAGTATGGGAAATGGTTTTTGATAGTATCAACTTAAAAGTTAAGAAAAATCTAAAAAACATACTTTCAAATAAAGGTTATTTCTTTTATATTTCAGAGGACACCATCAATGTTTGGGATTATGAAATAAAACCTGCGGCAAAGAATTCACCTGAAAGTAAGGTTATCGTAAACTTAATACACACAGGAAATAAGAACGAATTAACGGTTCCAAAGATAATAACACAATTTAGTAATATTGATAAAAGTGAAAAGTCAAAACTTCCTGTAATTGAGATGTTAAGTAGAGGTGACTTTCCTGTTGATGAAACACTATTACCGTTATTCAAAAGAAAATTAATTTCATTTGTAAATCAAAAACAAATTGTACATAATTATAATAAACAAAAAGAAAAATTAGATAGTTAATGAATTTATTGGAAGGAATGAGAAATGACTGTCAAGAAGGAAACATCAGTTGGTTTCCCGAAAGACAACAAGTATTGACTCAATTAATTAGTGAAAGAAAACCAAAAAATTTAATACAAATTGGTTTTAATATGGGACATTCCGCCCTTATTATTTGTGATGTTATTGCATCATTAAGAAACTCAAATCAATATGGTGATGAACCAGTAACAATCCACGTATTTGATTTGTGTGAACACGAATGTACGGTTCCTAATTTTGAGATATTAGCAGAACAATCAAAACAATTTAATATCTTCCTTAATTTAATTCCAGGTTCGTCTCTTGAAACATTACCAAACTTTATGGAATACAATAAAGAAATGTTATTTGATTTCATTGAGATTGACGGATGTCACACATATGAATGTCTAATGGAGGATATCAAAAATACAATACATAGAGTAAAACCTGAAGGTATTTTATACATTGATGACTATAAATCAACACAGGCACCAATACCTGATGTTGATAGAGGAATTGAGGAAACTGATTGGAGTAGTTTTAACACTTGGTATATTGATGGTGTATTTTGGGCAGAAAGAAAACAACCAAACATTTATACGTTAGAAGATATATTAAAACCTTTTGAGGTTGTAAATCACCCACTTCATTATGGTGGAGAAGAAAACCCATACGAGGCAATTAAAGTTATTGATGCGTGGAATTTAGGTTTTGCACTTGGAAATACAGTAAAATATATTTCAAGGGCAGGAAGAAAGGATCCACAAAAAGAATTGGAAGATTTGAAAAAAGCTATGTGGTATTTACACCACCATATTAGTAAGTTGGAAAATCAGGCTTGAATGTAAACGTCATCACCTTCTTTGATGTCATACTTATCACAGTCACCGCCAGCAATTTCTAAAATTAAATCACCTTCACCACTATACGATTCACATTGCTCATCCCTACAAGGTGGGCAATTTTTATGTATATTATTTACCTTCATATTTTTGATGAAGATTATATCAAGGGATATTTGACAATTCTTCATCCAAAAGGAATGTTGTCCTGGTTCCATTACGAATAACATCCCATTGAACTTATCCCCAAATTTCTTACCCATCATACCTGCTTGGATGTCTTTTTCACTTACAACAGTTTTAACATCAAAGAGGTTATTATTTATTTTAACCTGATTCATATTTATAAATATAGTGGGTATGAAAGAATTCAAAAGATATGCTGGTGTAATTATAAAAAGTAATAACAAAGTGTTATTATGTAAGAGGAGTCCGAATGACTCAATGCCGAACCAATGGAGTATTCCCGTTGGACATATTAATAAAGACGAACTTCCAGAACAAGCAGCACACAGAGAGTTCAAAGAGGAGACAAATATCAAACTCCCAAAGAATATAGATTTGGTTGGTATAATCAATAAGTACGCAAAAGACGGAACAACCAAAAATGGGGTATTTTTTGTTTATTTACACGAAAGTGAAAAAGAAATAATGCCTGATTTAGATAACGCCAAAGACGGTTTTGAACACACCCAATGTAAATATTTTACCAAAAAAAATATACCAGTAACAAGAGATACACAGGATTTGGTAAAAATTATGGAAAAAATATTAAAATAATTTGATTTTTCACATTATTGTGTGTATTTATATTACACAAAACCTAAATCAACCTTCTTCTTAAATAAAAAATGGTTTAGTTACAAAACCCACAACTATCGTAAAAAATTTTTGTGGGTTTTTTGTTTTATCCAAAAAGATTATATATCTTTGTGGTATGAGAAAAGAAGGATATAACATTACAATCGTCCACGAAAGTATGGGTGAGATTTTGAATGAAACTTTGATGGATAAAGTTCAGTTCAAATTGTTTTTGAAGATGGTTCACGGATGTGTTGAGTTGAAAAACGACTTATCATTTTTTGATGGTGATACGTTTTTGGTTCATATCCCGTGCAAAATTCTAAAAGAAAGTGTGATTGTTACCCGTGTTAAGGAACTTACACTAACAGAACAAGTAAAAAGTAAAATTGAAGCATTAGTAACACGAAATGATTAATTGTATTAAATATATAACACCACTTGTGTTGTTGATGGGGTTGTCTTCTTGTTATAAGGAGGATATACAACCACCAAACCCACCAACACCTATTATAACTGACTCAACACAGATTGACTCAACTTATAATCTAATAGGACAAGTATGGGTTATTTCATCATATAGGATCGGTGAGTTTGGGGAAATATTACCTTTGAACGATACAATTGAATTTATTTCAAGTAATCAATATACTTACAATGGTAGTCAATCTCCATACTCATTTTATCCCACTGCTTCAGCATTCAACCTAACTTTGAATTACACTCCGTTTGGAAACATAAGTGGAACAATATATGCGGGTAATTTATTCACAGGGGAAATAAATGGTTTGAAGTTTACAGATATAACTTTTGGTTCAGGTAATCAAACAAATTATTACCTTTGGATGACAAAACAATAGGTTTCCTTGTTCCTAAAACAAGGTGGTGGCTGTTTCGTTCCAATGAACGATCCCAAAAAAAGAACCGTAATAGGTTCTTTTTTTTTGTGTATTAGAAAAAAAGTATTATCTTTGTGATATGAAACTAACGAAGAAAGAACAATTATTTATGGAGCTCTTGGAAAAAGAGGGCGTTGTATGGCAGTTTGACTATGTAATGCTCAA